GGGCGCTTGCGCTTTGGGTATAGACAGTCGAATTTTCATGCAATTTAAATGCTGTAGCATGGCTGTCTTGTTGTATGAACGGTGGAGGGGTTCATGCAGCGCACGCTGGCGGTCATTTAGTCCCAGCTAAGCAGATGGTCTTGTCGTTGACCGACCGAACGACTTGATCATCCTCCCCAAGGAGGAGACCCGCAAGGGCCATCAAGGTGCTACCCCACAACACCTAATAGTCAGTGGGGGTGGATCGTGCCACCATAAAAATACACGCGTAGGTCCTCTTGCCGTAACAATAGACAACCAATTCCACGCTAAACCGCACAAAATGTCGCGTGGTCTTATCCAATCGTGCCCCAGGTTTTGATCATGAAGAAACGAACCAACCCCAAGACCCTCACGTCTTTAGATGGAGATTTCCGTCCCCTTTCCGGCGGAGATCAGAAACCTAAGAGCAAAACTGAAGGAGACGTGGTTCTCCCCGGACACCATGCCGGAAAAACCACAAACACTTCCGTTCCACGGATGGGCCGAAAGGCTGGATCGAAGTGCGACACATCCAAACCTCGCCAATTGTCCGGCGGGATGTACCATGGAGGAGCGAAGAAGGGCGGCGGTAGGCGGCCCAAGGGAAGGAGATTCGTTCAAAACGCTAACAGCGGCACCGGAGGTAAGCAGAAAGGAAGAAGAGATCCGGTACCGGTGGAAGCGAATGGTAATGCGGGCGGCGCTGAGAACGCAGGCGAACGCCCCGAGGCCAGACGACAAGAACGTCGGCCCGAAATCATCCATGATGTTCTCCCACCCGGGATTCGCGATTTGGATCGCAACTCGGATGTGATATACACTGCTGAGCAGTGGGAGAAACGGGTGAAGGCTTATGAAAAGATCGACGAGGCTTATGACAGGTTTAGACGGACGGAGTTTGACGTTGATGACCTGCAGATCGCCCTGCCGAGCAGCGACTACGTTATGACACATCGGAGTTGCCCAACGGTGGCCGAAAGCCTTGATTTTCCCAGGTTCGACCAGTTCGGCGCCCCATTTTGCGGGTGCTGTGCTGTGTTGACCGCGGCAGGTCTTAGCCCGGATGACATCAAAGGATATATTGAAGGACTGCGTCTCTTCTGGCGAGGAGAGGAGTACGATGAGGAACATGTGATGCAAACAGTTGGAGACTCTGGGTTCCTCACCGACTTAGCAGCCCAGCATGGCTACAATTTAGCCGTGCTCAACATGAACGATCCAGGCGAACTGACAGCGGACAGAATAACAGACGTCGACCTACCATGGATCGTTCTACGCTTCGAGGGACCAATACGCGGCGGCCATTACACTATTGTGCGCAGGCCGCATGCTGAAGTGGCCCTTGAAGATCTCCCAGATGTCGATTGTCTACCAGAGGGGATTGACATAAGTGATCTCCTTTTTGACGTCGTCAAGCATCACAACGAAGGGGTAGTCGGGAACGCTGATGAGTATCTAGCGGTGACACGCGGGTTTCTCACCTATGGGGAGGCACGCAACATTCACTCAATGTTGTTCATTGCGCACCTGACCATACGTATGTTGCGTTTAATCGCATATCTCTTTGCGGTTCGAGTGCTAGGCCATTGGGCCGGCATCGAGTTTGTTCGGTTGTCAGGAACTCGCGAACCATCATTCTGGGAGTGGGATCATATCCGTGTGGACAACCCATGGTTGTATGTCGTTGCCCTAGTTGCAGGGTTCTATTGGATCTGTTTCCATGGAATCAAGTTGAACATAGAGATTTGGGGTACGATGGCAGTCACGGGGCCGGTTTTAGTGCAGAAAGACGGCAGAACCAGACAGGATTTGATCCAGAGGCGAATGCAACACCAAGGCAACGACGCTTACCAAGAGGCAGTCAGAGCTAAACGTTGCGTTCGCTTTAGCGGTTGGTGTCCATTTGACCTTCCGCTGTCGGACTTGCCATTGGGACAAGCAAGTCTGTGCACCGTTGGGATGGCCTTGCCAATGATAGCGACTGAAGTTTTGACGAGTGGCAGACAACGAGGTGAGGTGGTCGCGCAAGCTATGCGTTGGCCAACGTTGAATACAAACGTAGTTTCTCACTCATATCTTGCTACGAGGGAGATTCTCATGTCACATTCGTTGCAACAATGGCGTCCCAACGAAGACCCCGGCCGAACCTACGTCCAG